CGAAGCGATGCAGCACCAGGAGGCCGAGCCGATGTTCCGCCCGTCCCGCTGGAAAAAGCGATCGTAAGTGAACCTGATCGCCGCCATGTCCTTGCCGTTGTGTGCGCAGTGATCGCGGGGAATGAGGTTCGTATAGTCCGGCGTTTCGGGATGGATCAGCGCATCGGCATCAAAGAAGATCGACCAGTCGTTGCCCGCTTCCTGGCCCAGCCGATACACCTGTAATTTCTCGAATGTCGGCGGCCACTCCGGAAACTTCCGCTCGCGGATTTCCACGAACTCCGCGCCGATCTTCTTGGCGTAATGCTTGATCAGCGGATACGTTATCGCCGTGATGTCGGCATACGCCTCCGGGTTCAGGTTGAGGGTGTAAAGCGTCTTTTTCATGGCCTCCCTTTATAGCTGACAACTCCAAATCGAGCCGACTTCCCGTTTATAGGAGACGCCCATCTCTTCCAACGCCCGATGCACGGTGTTCAAATCGTGCCCGCACAACAGGCGGCGGCAGACGGGACGCCAGGCGGCGATGTCCGCTTTGACCGCCTCATGCATATGGCATCCGTCGATGAACACCATGTCCACGGACTTCTCGCGGAAAAACGACGCCGCCCTGACGCTCTCCATCTCCATCAGCACCAGGTTCGGGAAATGCCCGACATTTCGCCGGAATATCTCGCCGATCTTGCCGTCCTTGGCCTCTTCATGCGGCCCGATCAACTCGTTGGGGCTCCCCTTGAAATGATCGACGGCGAAGACGGGGCCGGGGCAGCCCGAAAGCAGGGCATGCGTCGACCGGCCCTTCCAACATCCGATCTCGACCACGGACTCCGCCTGCATCGCCTGCCCGTAAAGCCAATGGAGCGCATCTTCATTCATCCAGCCCTGAATGCCCGGCGGCTCATAGGGCATGCCGTCCCCTTACGGCTTGCGGGCGATCATCCGTCCCGGCTCGCCGAGCATCCAATGATGATTGCATCCGCAGACCTTGCAATGCCGGATGAAGGCATTGCGGTTGGCGGTCGCCTGCAACTCGATGTTGTCCGGGTCTTTGCAGCAGGGCTTGACGTTGCCGACGACGATTTTCAGGCTTTCCATCAGGCGAGGTTGGCGATCAGGTTGTTCGCCGGCGTCTGCCAGGTGAACGACTCGCCGTTGTTGCACGAGATGGATGAGCCGTAATCCCACCAGCCGATCAGGCCGTCGACGTTGTTCCCGTCGGTGGCGTTGTCGTTGTACATGGGCACGTAGCGGAATGGCCCGAAGGCCCCGCCGTTGGCCGTCCATGTGACACTAACCGCCTTGAGCGATGCCACGCCCGCGCTTTCCGTCCAATTCGCGCTGATATCGGCGGCGGCATAGTTGTGCTCTTCGGTGATCCCCTCCAAATCTGCCTTCCAGACATCCGCCGAGTTCGACGGCGCATTGTTGGTCAGGTAGATTTTCAGGACATGGGTCTCCAAGTCGTGATAGCCGAGTCCGAGATGGTGGACGAATTTGTCGAATTTGTTGTAAGTTGCGATTGTCTTATCCTCCTACCCGTTTAGGGCAACGCGGGACGCATGGACAATCACGGCATCGCCCACGTGAACCCGCGCTTCGGCAGAACGTTGTCTGCCATGACAGATGGTTTTACGTTGCGCATATCTTTCTGCGGAGCCGTGTCCGCAGAAAATGCGGCTTGTATGTTTTATTTCTTGGCCATCGGCTCCAGGATGGCCTTGTGCCTTGCGGGAGCATCGAGCCCCTTGACGACCGCTCCGCAGGCCCCGCCGCAGGCGAGGCAGATCGGATAGTCGTATCCGGCCAGGCGGAAGATGTCCAGCCCGGCCCCGCAACATGAGCTGACCCGGCCTTCCAACTCAGCGAGTTTTATGGCCTTTTTGGGGCCTTGAATAATTGCCATGAATGTAGATTTTCCTCAAAAGTTATAAATACCGCTTCTCCGGCTTCGCTTTTGCTTCCGGGGCAGATTCCATCATCTTGTGTTTTTTGGGCTTCTTGACGGCCTTTTCCTTGCTAACCTTCGTTGATAGGCTCACGAAGTGATAGCCGTATTCGCACGGCCTGTAGAACTCCGCCTTCCTCACGGCCTCTTCCACGTCGGCGGCGTTGAACACCCACTCGCCGTTCCGGTAGTCCTCGATGGTTTTCCAGTCCATCGACGCCGAGCAGTCGTAAGCCGTGAAAGAGCCATCGGGCTCCTGGATTATGGCAAGGAAATTGTCGTATGACATGGCGTTTTACCTGCTGAAATTATCGTTTATCATTGCAAATCGTAAAATTAAATTATGATTCCGTCAGCCTTTTGGACATGGCGTCCACTATCGGGATCCAATATGTCTCCCATATCCTGTCCCAGTTGTATTCCAAGGCGTGCTTTCGGGCCGCCTTTTGGATTTTGCGGTATCCGCCGCGGTCTTGCCATGCCTCGTATGCGGTCTCAAGGCAGCGAAGCACGGCGGACGGCCTGGGGTGATGCCGCCATCCGTCGATGACGATATAATTCAGGTCGTCGTTGTCCACGGGGATGAGCCAGCCGACCTTGCCCTGCCCGCCCTGTATCAATTCCGGGCCGGAAGTCGTCGCCGTCGCGATGACGGGGATTCCGCAAGCCTGCGCCTCGACCAAGGGAAATCCAAAACCTTCGCCGTGCGAAACGAGCGCGAACACGTCCATCGCGTTGTAGATGTCGCAAAGCCATTCCTCGTCGATCCGCCCGATGTCGTTTGCGACCTGGTTCGGCCAGCAGACGAGCTTGTCGATGCCGAGGTTGCGGGCCGCCCGGAGATAATCGATCGTCCCGGAGTATTCGCCTTTGGCGTGAGTGTGAAGATACAGCCTGGCGTTCGGCCTCGAAGCGGCGAACGTCTTGAACGCCTGCATGAGCGTAATAAAGCCTTTCCGGTCATCTCCGTAGTTGAGCCCGACGGAGCCGACGAGGAAGGTTTCATCCGTGAACCCGAACTCGTTGCGGAACGCGGCCCGGCCTTTCGGCTTGACCCGGAACGTTTTCGTGTCCGTGCCGAGCGGGGCGAAAAAGGGGATCATCCCCTTCTCATTCAGCTCCTGCGCTCCGTGCCGAGTCATGGCGATCGTCCATCCCGCCCGCAACGCCTGAGAGGCCAGGTCGGTGCTGATCTTGTAAGTGTCGATCGGGACGTATGCAATCCATTTCTCCCGCGGAAAAGCGGGCTTGCCCTGGAGCGTCCAGATATCCCAGAGCGTGACGATGTAATCGAACCGCTCTTCCTGGAGCATGGTAACAACGAGCGGGATATTCGTGCCGTCAAAGACTTCAACGCCTTCCCATGTGTGCCATTTTTGGATCGGATGCTTCGTCCCGATGCGGACGTAATGGCCCGCCCGGACGAGCCGCCGGACGATCTCCCGCGTCACGAGGCCGTAACCGCTGGAGCATTCCGGCGTCGAAGATGACCAGAGAATGCGCAATTTTGCCTCCCGCCTCGAAAAATGGGGGAGAGGGGGCCTTCGCTCGGCCCCCGTCCCTGTGTGAATCTATTTGCGAATGGTTATGGAAGTGTCGCTTGTCCGTAGCGCGGATTGGCCTGGAGCAGCAAGATCGACACGTCTTCCATGCCGCCTGTGTCTGAGGTCTTGAGCTTCGCGCCGACGTATTTATAGCCGGTGGTCAGCTCCGCCGCGCTGATTTCCGCCTGCATCACGATCTTGTGCGTGGCATGCGTGGAAGTTGCCGTCGTCGTCTTCGACGTGGTAGCCGACCCCGCCCCGGCGGCCGACGTGGCCTCCCAGAGCACGAGGGTCAGCACCGCATCCGAAGCGACATCGTATCCCTGGGCATATGCAACAACATTGTTGTATTTCGACATGTCGACGTAGACCGCCGTGGCGAGAATGTCATTGGTCTCGCCGCCCAGTTGCAATGAGAAAGCCCCGTAGGAGGGCTTGAGATTTTCCTTGAGTTTATGCATTGTTTACCTCTTGTGTTAGCTTACTGTGGTGAGCGTCACGAACGCCGAAAGCGTTGACCCGCCCTTGGTCGGCGTGATCGGAGAGTTGAACGCAGGCTGACCGTCCCCCCGATAGACGAATTGCCAGATCGTGGAGTTGGCCTGCCAGTAGTCCGGAACCTCCGAGGACACCCTGACGATGAGCCCCCTATTCCCGATGACGTAGCTCCCGAAGTCCGCGAGGATGATGTCGCCCGTCGCGCCTGCCGCCGTGCATTTCTCAGACACAATGATCGGCCTTCCGAGGCAGACCATCGTGCTGAGGTCGATGATGCCGAGAGCGTTTACCCCGGCGGTCGCGTCGATTGCCCAAGCGCCGAGGACGGACTGGTTGATGAGCCAGACCGCCCGTTTCCAGCTGTCGGGCAAAAGCCGTGCGGCCATCGCGTCGAGGTCGGCGACCACGGGTGCGCCGTAGCCGCTCGTCCGGGCCAGGGAAATCATGGCACCGGAATTCATGATCCCCAACGGCTCGCCGGAGCCCGTTCCCCAGATGTAGTCGTAGTCCTCGTAAAACGCCATCGCATTCCCGAAGGCCCGTTTGATGAAGGCTTCCAGGGCACGGGCGTCGTTCTGGAGCGTGTTGGAGACGCTGCATGTCAGCAGCATCTCGCGAGCCGTAAGCTGGATTTGACCCACGCTGGGGTTCGTCAGATAGGACGTGACCGTTGCGACCTCGGAGACCCACGTTCGGGTAATCCCGCCGTAGATCGAGGACGACCGATCCGAGTCGACAAGCGTCCCGATGTTGAGTCGGTCGCTCGTCATGGGCTGGATGATCGCCCTCGGCCTGACGATCGCGTCCTCCATAGGAACAGAGAGAATATCGTCGGCCCATTGGACGGGAACGGTGAAGCCGCCTTGGCTGTCCGTCCCTTCCGTCAACGCCTTGACCCGATAGTCCCTCGATTCGCCGAAAGCGTATTTGCGGGCGGCGACCAGAAATTCGCCCAGACTTGAGAATCCGCCCGTCTTTTGATCAGGTTTGTCCATCAGCGTCACCGTTCAGCTTTTAGCTTGCGGAACTCAGGGTCACGAACGGGGACAGCGTCGCCGAGCCCTTGTACGGCGTGATCGCCGAAGAGAGCCAGGGCTGCCCGTCGACCCTTAGAACGAAGCGCCAAGTCATCTGGTTCGTGGTGAATGCGACGTGCTCGGACGCGTCGATGGTGATGGCCTGCCGGTCGCCGATCAGATAGTAGCCCAGGTCGAAGAAGCCGATGTCGCCGGCGTCTCCGAGGGCGCTCATCTTCTCGGTGACGAAATAGGGCCTGCCGAAGATCGTTTTCGCGATCGGGTCGACGATGTTCTTCAGGAACATCGGCGTTGCCGCCGTCGCATTTGCGCTGCCCGTTTGGACGTTTTCCATGATCGTGTAGAGCAGCGCGGGCAGAACCTCGTGATTCATGATCCAGACCGCCCGGTCCCGCGAGCCCGGGAGCATCCGGCTGTAGATGTTGAGAATGTCCTTGACGCAGACGTAGTCGGTGTCTTGACGGGTGACCTCGACGAGGCAGGGGGCGTTCAGGATACCGAGCGGTTTCCCGCTCCCGTCTCCCTGGATGAACGCCTGATCCTCGAACCAGGCCCAGGACTCGCCGAACATCCTCTTGAGCAGGGCTTCCAGGGCGATGGCCGAGTCGACCAAAAGCACGTTGGATGCCTGCGTATATCCGGTAAGCTCCTTGGCGATCAGGTTGACCTGCCCGAAGGTGGGATTGGAGGCCGTCATGGTTGCGGCTTCCGCCGTCCAATAGGCCGCGATCCCGCCGAAAAGCGTCGATGTGTGGGCCGTGTCCTGAATCCTCGGAATGAGCATCGAGTCGGTCGGCATCGGCAGGACGAACGCGCCGTTGGGCCGAATGATGGCGTTCTCAATGCCGACCTGGAGAAGCTCGGCGCGGTAGATTTGCGGAACAAGAAATCCGCCGGCTGAATCCGTGCCTTCGCTTAGTGCTTTCTGCGCGATTTGCCCGGTCTTGTCCAGGTATGTGAGCCGATTATCGATCTTGCCCGTGATCTTTGCTTTGGCGACGGCGGTCAGGAATTCGCCGTAGCTTTTGAACTCGTTCTTCTGCGCGGCTGCGTTGACCGCCTCTTCCTCTTTCGTCGGAGCGGGGTTGATCTTGGAGATGGCGTCGCTGACCTGCTCTTTGATCTGGTCGCGGATGTAGTCGGACTCGGTGCTTGCGAGAGCTTCGGCAACGGCTTGTTTGATTAAATCCTTGTCCATAATTTTCCTCTTAGTGAAAAGTTGGTGTTTTGCCGACAATGGGATTTCGGCGCTCGGAAGCCCCGTCGCCTCGTATATCTCCGGCGGCCTGATTCAACCGGCTGACGGCTTTTAGCTCGTTTCCGTCTCCGCCGGCGTTTTGGTCGCCTGATATTCCAGGCCCTGCGGCCCCCTTTGCCGAGTGTCGGCAGCATCAGCTAATCGCATATGCCGAAAACAGCGTTAAAATGTCGCCTTTCGCTTATGCGACGAGCTTATGCGGCCACCTTGGTCATATGGCCCGTATGGCTATTTATAAGCCATCGGGCTTATTTTGCCGGATTATCAGTGCCGGGACTTATGAACCGCCTTAAATTGCATTTCCTAGGTCAATATTTATAATTACCCAGGAAGCGATTCCCATGCGGGCCGCCCTCGCGGCCTTTACCTCAGATTGATCGTCGTTCCGTCCGATAGGCTATAAGTGCCTACCGTCCCCCATTTGGCGGCAGAGCAATTGATCTCCGGCGATGAAGATGGGCCAAGATAGCATGTATAGTTACCCGAGCCGGACGCGGTCGTCGTCGTCCATCTCGGAACATCGGTATAGGTCGGATCAGAGGAAAAGGGAATGATGATCGGCGTCTGCCAAATCACCCGCCACGGCCAATACCAGGGCGTATAATCCCGGACGACCTCTTTCTCCTTGATGATGATGACCACGGATGTCGCCTTGGCCTTCTCATCCTTCTCCTGGCGCTCTTCGATCCGGTCGAGCCGGCCTTCCTTCAGGTCGTCGATATCCATCTTGAGGATTTTGACTTTCTCCTCGATGTCCTTGACGGCCTGCTGCGCCTTCTCTTTTTCCTTCTTCAGCGCCTCGATCTTCTCAAGCGTTTTGAGGACGATCTGCTTGACTTCCTCGACCTGTTTGTTTCTCAACGATTTCTGGGCCTCGTTGTAAGCCTCTTTCACCATTTCCTTTGTCATAGTTTTATCTCCCTTTTTGCTTTTCCTGATTATTAGGCTCAGGACGGCCCGCATGGTTCATGTTCTATTAGGCGAAAATCGCCTCGTGGCGGCGTTTTTAGGTGCCTGGACGGTACAAATTATGCATCCGTCGGCAACGGCCTCTCTATGGGCCTATTTTGAGTTTATCCGCTTGAACCACCCCGGCTTCATGATATCAGCCGATTACCCAACATCCCTGCGTTTTATGCTGAAATGTTGGGTAAGATTGGTGGCGGGGGAGGGATTTGAACCCTCGATCACAGGTTATGAGCCTGCCGAGCTACCAGACTGCTCCACCCCGCTATCTATCTTACCTTTCCCCGTATGCGGTCGATCTCATCGGTGACCAGCTCCTGCAGGGCTTCCTTGAATGCACCGTTTTTGAAGAAATCCGCCAACGCCGTCGTGATGGCCTCCCGCAATTCCGCTTTACCCTGCTCGGCTTGCTTGACTTCGGCGGTTTCCTCGGTAGCCTTCGTCTCCCCGCCGTCGCCATCGTCGCTTACGGGCTCGGTCGCCGTCAACAGCTTCTCAAGCGCCTCGATCGCCTCTTTCATTTGGGTGATCGCTTCCGAGATGAGCTTGCGATTCGTCGAAAGCACGCGGCCCTCTTTCATCTCGGCGATCTCGGCTTTCATGTTCTGGATTTCAGAAACGGCGAGCGTCAGAATCTTGGTCGCCGGGTTTTCGTCCCCGATCTGCTCTTTCGGCTCGAAGTCGGCGGCTTCTTTGCCTGGCCCAGGTCGCTCAGCACGCCTCATTTCTCCACCACACTTCGGGCATTTAATATCTTGGCAATGCTGGCCTGCCTCCATCTCTTGCTTATGGCCGCACGAAATGCACTCGCAGACGATCATATCGACCTGTTCTTTCGGCTCGGAATCGGTGCCTTCGGCGTCTTTATCTTCAGGCTCAAGGCCCTTGCCTCGCCTTTCTTCTCTAATCGCCATGATTAACTCCCTTTGCTTCTTCAGCCTTTCAAGGCTCCTCAGCAACGCTTCTCCGATTTCGATCTTCTCCTCAGCCGCAAGAATGTTGGCGAAATCGACAAGTTCCTTCATGTGTGCTCCGCTGTAGCCCGCCGTCTCCGCAACGATGGAATCCAAGACGGCGTCGCCCAGCTCGCCTGCCCATTTAGCCAGCATTTCCTTTCTCTGCTCGGCCTTGGGGAGCGGGAAATCGACGACATGATGGAATCGGCCCGGCCTGTCCAGCAAGGCATCGGGCAGCCTCTCCGGGTAATTCGATGTCAGAATCGTAAGAAAGCCTTTATTCTGCTTCAGCCCGTCAAGTTCTGTCTTGAGCACGTCGATGGCGTATTCGCTCAGCCATGTGTCGATGTCCTCGATGAAAAGCACGGTCGGCGCCAAATCCCTGGCAAGCTCGAAGGCCAGGACGAAGCTTCCGACGGGGTCGTAATGCTTGAAGTCCCGGCTTGAGGCCCAGATGAACGTCGTGTCCAGGCCGTTCATCAGGACTCGGCCCGTCTTCGTCTTTCCGGTTCCCGGCTCTCCGACCAGTAGAAGCCCGCGGCTTAGGGCCTTCTCTTTATTTTCATCGAAATAATTGACGGTTTTCCGAATGGCGTTTTTGATGTCGGGCTCCAGGATCAGGCTGTCCCAATCATCCTCGGTCGGCTTCAGGAATTCTCCGTTGAGGGCGAACTTCTCGTTTTTAAGCAGATTGTTCGCCTCGGCCCAATCATGGACTTTCTTCATCAGGTCACGATTCCATTCGCGCTTCTCAAGATGCGTGATGAATGAAACGTTTATGCCGCGCCAGCATGGCTCGAATTGCAGAACGACATTTCCCTTATCTGCCTCATAAAAAGAAACGCCCTCGATCAGAAATTCCTTGTCGCCCATTTTCGTGTTGAGCGTCAAGACCTCGTATTCCGGCGGAGATTCCCTGCCTTCATAAGTGAAGTTGCGGATGTCCTTGAGCTTGAAATCCTTGACCGCTTGCTCGAAGCCCATGAGATAAGTCCCCAATAGGGGAGAGGGAATGAGAAAACCGTTTTTGAAAATATCCTTGATCTTGCAGCCCAGGAAGCCCGTGAACAGTTCGTATTCAAATCGGGCCGCTGGCCTCTCCGGAGTGATGTCCACATCGAATTTCCCCGAAAGGGATTTATTCCAACGTTCCTTGTATTGCTTTCTCGGCATTTTCTCGCCAGTCTGCCCCGCCTCGGCCTCTCCCTTCTCATGCTCTTTTATCCACGCCTGCGCAGACTCCATCGTCCAGCCCTCGGATTTCTTGAACAGGTATTTCTGCACATGCGCCGAGCCCTGCGGATCGGACTTCAGCTTGCCGATCACGGCCTTGATTCCCTTCTCGGCAGAGATGTCGATCGTCCGGAACGAGGCGTCGACGAAATCCCCCTTGTCCCTGACGGGGATGTGGATGTAATCGTCCGTCTCCTCCGGCTTCGTGATTATTTCATCCTTCCCGCCGATTTCAGCGTCTGCTGAAACCTGCCCTTCCGGTGAAATTTCGCCATCTTTGGCTACTTCGCCATTTTGGTTGATAACGGTTTCGCATTCTGGGCATTTAATCCATCCCATAGCAATCTCTGATTCTTTTGAATAATCAAATTGCTTTCCACAATTTTGGCAAGTAACTACTTCCGCCTCCTGTTTCTCTATGATGTCATCGGCAAGCTCGGTCGGCTCCTGGAAGTCGGGGACATCCTCGACACCCAAGTCCTTTTTGAGGCGATCGTTTAAAATAATCTCACCCTTGGCCACGAGTACGTTAAGGCTAGAGGCATTGGAGGCGACGGGTACATCTGAGTGTTCCAGCATGATCCAGCGGGTATAAATCGTCTTGGCCCGCCCGCTTTCATCTCTGGGAATGTTGTAATCCTTTTCCAACATTTCCTGCATCAGACCGAAAGATTCCTTGTCGTTCGGCGTTACGGCTTCCAGTGGGATGAACCCGACGGAGTTGGAATTAAGGAAGCCGCCTTTTACACACTGAAACACATCCTCAGCGAAAGCATGATTGGCATAGACCGTTTTTGCCAGGATTCCGCCCTTGCCCGGCTTGATCCACACATCTTTTCCGATGGGCAGACCGTGATAGTCATGGGCATATAGCACGCTTGGTGACTGGCGAAAATCGTCCAGGATGGCCCCATCGGGCAAGAGGATTTCATTGTCTCTATCGAGGCGCGGCGTGGTCACGTAGCGTATGGCCGCCCTCTCACCCTCCTCGATGGAAATCGAAGCGGGCTCAATCGGGATGCCCTTCCTGATGAAGTCGATCTCATCTGCCTTGACGTGTAGCTTTTGAGCGTATTTTTTCGCCCTATCGGGAAATAGCTCCTTGAGCTTGTATCGGTCAGTTCTAAGTTCCATTCATTTCCCCCTTTTTGGGTAATTTGTGCGTCAGCGAATCATGCGAATCAAAATAGCTAAGAGGCCAACGCTGAGCGATGGCCCAACTTTTTCTACCATTGGTAGATAAGCTAAAAAAATGCGATTATCTTTATTTCCTATGCTTTTCGTATAAATCTTCCAGGTATGACTGCAATGCCCAATATTGCCTCTCGGCCTTTTTAATCTCCCTGACTTTCTTTTCCGGGATGTCGGCCTCGACCTCGATCAGCCCGTCGCCGATGTCATAGATGCTGAACGTGAGGCATTCGTCTCGGATGAGGTTGACTTTCATGGGCTAATCCCATAGATTGAAATAATAGTCGTGAAAGAGCCTCAGCCCTTCTTCGACTTCCGGCCTAATTCGATACGGGTTGAAAAGCTCGATATCATCCTTGGCGATATATTCAAATGCTACGATCATCTTATTCAAAATTTCATTCCATTTTTGATTTCCGCTGTCATTGGCTTCATCTTCTTTTTCCAAAACGCCCGGATAGCCCATGTGAATCTGTTTAAATCTTTTCAGTCTCGGCAAAATCCATTCTGCCTGCGTTTGATACAAATTCCATAAATCTTCTTCGGGGAATCCCCATTGCAACCGCCGCCACAGAAGCTGAAGCCGCCGCATGGCTAATTCACCCACCCCAGAAATAATTATGTGCAATTTCAATATCTTCGCAACCGTCCAATTCTACACGATTAAACATACCGCGCTGAATTTGGCCGCCTTTCAAATCCCCCTTGAACCGCCGCAGAGGCTTACGAAGTTCACGGGCTTGCCGAATTTTAAAACACAAATCTCGCAAAAATCTGAAAAACATTAAAGCCTCCTCATGGCACAATATTTGCAATCCGGGCCAAAATTTCACCGCGGATGCAACGTTGTATATATGATTCCCGACGGTATCCTCTCCCACCCACGGAGGCGTTTTTAACGTCTCCTCCCTGGCCGCTGCCAATTAAGACAATGACCCCCATCGAGGTCACCGTCGAATCTTGGGACAACCGAGAATTACGCGGGTGCGACCCGCCGCTCGGCTGCCCGGTTTGTAACCGCCGTCATGATAACTTGGCCATAACGGCAGTGTACGATATTAAGGCCGGCAGGGCTCACTCAGGCTGACCCTACCATGACAGCCCGATGCCAAATACAGGAGGGTTCGCGGTTGCCGACCTTCTTTCGCTCGGCTCGCTTTTGAGCCAGCTTTCGACGTTTAGGGGGACGGCCCTGGTATCGGCCTTGTGCTGTCCCCCCGTTCCTTAATTTTGCCCCCGACGCTGAAGCGTATGCTTCCATTCCAATCCAGCCGACAACCAATCTGGGTTCGTTTTTCACGTCGGCCACGTCGGGGACAAGCGTTGTAATCTATAATTGCGATAATCCCTTCGCAGGGGATTAAGTGGGCATGACTAGTAATTCACCTCGGCACCGATGGAGCAGCGACAATTTCCACACCATGCGGTTTTTCCATTTCGCCGTACCCAGAGTGTGTGATATTTGGCAAGCTCGACACAATAAACCATGTCGTTATAAAGGATTGCTTTATATAATTTCGGATGAAAAGTCAGGGCTTCCTTAAAAACGATTTTCCCGTTTTCTATTGCAAGCATCTTATGGTCAGGCGTAACGGCTAAATCAACTGTAACGCCTGGCTCAAAAAGGCTTCGGGTGAATTTTAAAATGACGCCATTATGGCGATAGGCAATCCTGTTTATGATCGGCAGGAAAGCTCTTTTGGTTTTATCATTCGGATCGAAGGAAAGGCATTCTTCTTGGCCTGTTAAATCCTTGAAGAATTTCCAGCCTTCATTGGTATAAACTTCTGTATCTTGCACATAACATTGAGGATGCAATGGGGGATAGCCCACATCTCCATAAGTGATTCTCATCGTCCGCTGGTTTTCGCCTTGCCCGATTGTGAATTCATCCCCCTTTTTGAAAAACGTTTCCCTGAGCTCGATGACCTTATTCTGTAACGCGGCACACCATTCACAGGCCCCGGGCGATGTCAGCCAGACTTTCTTCTCCACAACGCCGCTCTGCTCCATGCTGGCCTGGAATCCGCTATTCGATGCTCTTATACTTTCCGATCTTGCGATTCTCTCCGACCTCACCTTATTCCAATTCTCATACGTCCCGTTGACCCGCTTGATGATGTCGGGGATGCCTTCCCCTGCATCAAACGCTTCCTTGAGCTGCTTCCGCAACTCCTCGACGTTCACCTCTTCGAGGGCCTTGCTGAATTTCGGTGCATAGCCCTTGATAAACTTCTGCACATTCGCATCCATCACGTCGAAGCGGTAGTCGATGTCGAGCTCGTCGAGGAACTGCTGGCCTTCCTTGGCCATGACGTAGATGAAGAACCGCTTGGCCTCCTCGGAAAGCTCGCTGATGAATGGACGGCTCGGATAGAGGATGGAGGCGACGATATCATCGTCGTCCTTGCGGACGATGCCCCGGATGCCGTACCATTTCCGAAGCTTCCGCAGGTTGGCGACGATGATCCGCCTTTGTTGCTCCCAGACCTTCCGCAACGCCTCCGCCATCCGCCGCTCATACGGGGCCAGGCGGTTGTAAAGCTTCTCGAAATACTCCTTGTGCGGATAGTCATCCTCGGCGGCGGTTGGCGAATCGGTTGGCGTTTCCGTTGGCGCGTGGCCCGCCTGGCCCTCTTGCGCTGGAGAGGCCCCCTGCCCTTCCTGGCCCGCTTTCCCCGTTTGCTTATTTATGATTGCGCTCTCGATATGGCAATGAAGGCGGTCGGACAGCCCCTTTTGCACGGCTTCGACACAGAGGTCGCAGATGCAGCGGTCGGCGATTTCGGAAGCGAGGGAATCGAGGTTATTTTTGCTCATTGGATAATTCGTGCAGACATGGGGAAGCTTTTCCCCCATAGTCAATCAGGCCGTCAATCTTGGGCTTGCTCATAGTGCTAACTCTTTTTGCGTGGCTTCCTTGGTCACGGCGGCTATCCGTCGGTTGGCTATCTCCACGTATTCAGCCTCTTTCTCGATGCCGACGAATCTGAATCCCTCCAGCGCGGCGGCCATCCCTGTCGTGCCCGAGCCGACAAACGGGTCAAGGATGAGTCCGTTTGGCGGGGTAATGAGTCGGCAGAGATAGCGCATGAGGGCAAGGGGCTTGACGGTGGGATGATGATTCTTGGCCTTTGTTGTTTCATTAGTCCATTCACCAGCCTTATTCCATCGAAATGTTTTATCATCAATTGGCATCCCCTCCAGCCCCATTTCCCTCTCCGCCCTGCTGGCCTTGGCGCAGTAGAAAAAGCGGGCGGCGGAGCCGGAATCGCCCCGAGGATCAAATTGTTGGCGCGGTCCATAATTTCCATATGTATTTATGCTTTTCTTTGCTCCGTTCTTCGGCCCAACGGATACAAGTTGACCCCTCGTATTCGGAAACCCCGCCAGCACTTCCTCGCTCCCGTCGTGGATGAGGTTCGCAGGCCAGCGGCCCTTGTCTCCGCTTCCAATCGCTTTTTTCAATGTTCCATCTGAATTTCGTTGTGCAAACATGCCCCCACAGGTTCTCCCATCAAGGTTATCCCTGATAGCCACCCGACACCCATCCACGTTTATCGCCCCCGTCCCCCACTTCTGGACGTTCTCGGCTACCGTCCCGTCCAGGGGCTTGCGGGCGAGTATGACAGGCTCCCATGCGGGCTTGAGGGCGGTTCCCCAACCGTTCCATTCACCTTTGAGATTGTGTGATTTGGGAAACCCGCTCCCATACACCCACATCAGGCAATCCCGTATCTCCCACCCAGCATCCTCTATGGCACAGGTCAGGCGGTGGAAAGTGCGAGTACCACCAAAGGCCAGCAAATGCGCTCCCGGCTTGGCGACACGGAGGGCGGCAGTGGCCCAGGCGTATTGAAATCCATATGCGGGTTGACCGAATGGGTCGAAATTGCAACCGGCTAATTCTGCATCAAATGGACGTAACAATTTCATGCCTTGGTAGTATTTTTCCATCGCCGAGTTATCTCTTGGGCCATGCCAGCGATTTCCGCGCTTCGTAGCCGTCCATACCTCTAGTGCCTTTCTCCAAAGGTTATATTCCCGTTGCTTTTTCGCATAAAGTGGAACCCCATCGAGCAAATCAGCTATTTTCCAACAATCTTCACGAGACTGGACAATCCAAAGCACCATCGGATTGGCATGGTCGTTCCCCGATTCCAATTTGACGGCCCCCGCACCAATCTTTAATGCCAATGCCCGTAACAGGGGGGCTTCATCTGCCCTCATATGAATGCTAAAATGACAGGCATAATAAGTTCCGCTCTTTTCCTTATGAATCCTAAAACAGCCTTCTCCGGCTACAACT